AAGCAGCGGATGCTAAAAAGAAAGCAGACGAAAAAGAGGCTGAAGAAGAAAAAAGGCGTATTGAACTAATCAAAAATTTTGAAGCCAAAACAATAACAGACCTTGAAAACTTCAAAGCTAAAACCGAAGGGGAAAAACTAGCACTAGATGAAAAACGCGCTAAATTAGAACTAGATGCGCTTGTAGGTTCTGCAACCGAAAAGCAAAAGGCACTAGAAAATATAGAATCTATCTTTGCTCAGAAACGCGAAGATTTAGCAGCTGAAAAGCTTAAAGCTTCTCAACTATCAGAATTAGACCGCCTAAAAAACGAAGCAGATAACGAACAGCTTAATTTTGAACAACGCCTTGAGATTATTAAAAGCCGTGAGCAGTTGTTATTGGAAACGACATCTTTCACTGAAGAGGAACGTACTAAGATACAAGAAGAAAACTCAAATGCTAGAATAAACATTGCTGAACAAGAATTAGCACAAGAGCAAATGATATCTAATGCTAAAGACGAAATAAATCAAAGTTACTTAAATAGTGTGTCTGGTGGTCTTTCTGTTCTATCTGGTTTATTTGAAAAAAACAAAACTTTACAAAAAGCTTCAATAATAGCTGAATCCGCTTCTGGTATTGCTAAAATTGTTATAAGCACACAGGCAGCAAATGCCCAAGCTAAATTGGTTTACGGAACTATTGCGCCACCAGTTGCTGCGGGTTTAATTATTTCAAATAAACTAAGCGCAGGTGTAGGGATAGCAGCAAACATAGCGGCAACCGCAAAAGCTTTGGGTGCTTTGGGAGGAGGTTCTGCACCTAATGGCGGGGCTGCTTTAGGTGCAGCAGCAGGCGCTGGAGGTGCTGCACCACAAGCACCAGCGTTTAACCTTACTGGCTCGAGTGGTATAAACCAACTAAGCGGCAGCGTACAAGGAGCGCAACCGATTAGGGCGTTTGTAGTTGGTTCAGATGTAACAAACCAGCAGGCTATGGATAGGGCTACATTTAGACAGGCGGGGATTTAGGTAACTTCATCCCAGTTTATAAAACCATTTTTTACTAGTTGATTAACCGCTAAATTGTAGTGACTGTGTTCTTCGGTGAAGTTTGATGGAATTTCACCATTTTCCCACATAGAGTAAAGAATTTTATTCGCGTTTTGTTTTGTCATTATTATAGTATTTAGTAACCTCTTAACTGTTGAAATTCATTCCAACAATGCTGACCTAAGTTTCTTGGTCTTTGAAAAGTTTCTTTATCAATAGTTTCAACATGAAAACCATAATCGTGTAGAGAAAGCGCATTTTTAGTCCTTTGACTTAAAAGGTAAAACTTTTCCCATTCTGTTATTAGTGTTAAATGGCTTGTTTTTACAATTTTACTATCTATAATAATTTGCCTATGATATTCTTCAACTAAATTTAAAGCTGTGTCGTATTGTTCTCTAGATATTTGTTTTGTCATTATTTCGTTTTTAAAGATTACTAAATGCGTTTTCCAATTCCTCGCACTCATCAGAGCAAAAGGTATCACCGTACTCAAAGCAAGTGCAACCGCATACTATGCAAATATCAGAAGCTAAGGTAGAATTTTCAAACCCAGTACTATTGTCGTTGGCTGGGTGGTTAGGTAAGTGGTCGAACCAGTCGCTCATGACTTTACAAGTTTATAAGAACGAACCGCACCTTTTACGTATTTAGCACCGTTTTGTCTTTGGTTAATTTCTAGTTCTTTGGCTATCTCTAAATTCACGATAGCGCGGCTTCTGTTTTCTTTTTGGTCTTTGTCATTCATATTTCTAAATTTTGCGCTAATTCATTCAATCCCGTTTCATTAGCTAAGTTAATTAATTGTTGCTTTCTACCTGTTATGTATTCTGGAAGCATTTGAGGTTCGTAATAAGCCGCTTCTATAATTTCGGCTAGTAGGCTTTTGCTTAGGTCGGTCATATTACTTAACGAAGCAAAGTGCATTAAGGTATTATCAAAATCCTCTTGCGTTAATTCTTTGTCGCGATAAGCGTTATTTAAAACCGTTCTGTAATTATCTGCGTTCATTGTTTTTGTTTAAAAGTGATATGCAAATATAAAGCGATTTATTAAATGTGCAACTACATACCACAATTTTAACACAATTTTAACAAAGGTTGCTATTAGTTGCTATTGGTTGTCAGTCAAAGTTACACCCGAAACCCCAGTAAAATAAGGGCGGTTACAAGGTTACAATATAAAACAATTTTAAAGAGATTATTATTATTATATAACAAATGAGTTTCGTTGAATTACTACGTTAGAGTTTTTTAGAAATAGGTTGAACTATTGTAACCGCTGTAACCCTATTTAAAAAAAAACACGCAACCCTAGTTTTTCGTTATATAAGTATGAAAACCTACGTCATAGAATACGACCCAAAAGAAAACGAAGGAGTTTACGCTTTAAGTGTGGTAAAGTCGCCAGCGATGCAGTCTAAATTTTTGGCACTTTCTAAACAGGAAAAAAAGGCTTTGAAACTCGCTACAATTTCAGAGGAGCGCAGGATCCTTATGGGCGTGGCTCTTATTCCAGATAAGCCGATTTACAGAAACGACCCCGATAACGGCGAATATAACATAGTATTTCCAGCAAAGACAATAGAAGCGGCTGCATACGACTTTATACGCAAAGGCAATAGCAACAACAGCACAATAGAACACACGCTAGATTTAGGTAGCGATGCCGTTAGCGTAGTAGAAAGCTGGATTATAGAGGACACCGAGCAGGACAAGTCAAGAAAGTATGGCTTTGATGAGCCAGTAGGTAGCTGGATGGTTACAATGAAAATCCACGATGATTCAGTATGGCAAATGGCTAAAGCTGGTGAAATCGAGGGTTTTAGCATAGACGGAATTTTTAATTTAAACGAGGTAAATATGAGTGAAAACAAACCCGCGACAAAGTGGGAACAATTTATGCAACTCTTTGCAGATGCTCCAGCCGCTGAGGTGGTTAAGCTAGGCGAAGTAAAAAGCGCTGATGGTAGCGTGACTATGGAATTTGAAGGCGAGGGCGAAGTGCCAGTAGCTGGAGATGCTATTTTCATAGTAAGTGAGGACGGCAACGTGCCAGTTCCAGTAGGTGAGTACCAATTAGAAAACGATATTTTACTCGTTGTTTCTGAGGAGGGCGTAGTAGCATCTTTTGATGTGGTTGCACCAGCTGAAGAAGAAGCGCCAGTAGAGGACGTAGAAATGGGTGATGACCAACTAAGTAAATTGCTTGATGCAATAATGGGCTTAAAATCTGAGGTTAGCCAGTTCAAAACCGAACTAGCCGAAATCAAAGCAAAGCCAGCAAGTTCTGGAGTTAATCCAAAAGCTACAAAATTAGGAGTACAAACAAAATCTAACAATAAATTAACATTAGCTGAAAGGCTAGAAAATCTAAGTAAATAAACAATGGCAACAACAACAACAATAGCCACTAACTATGTGGGCGAAGTAGCAGGTGGCTACTTCCTAGAAATGATTAAGGAAGCTAACACTATTAGCGAAAACCTTGTGCGCGTTATTCCTAACGTACCAGAAAACAACATCTATTTGCGTAGATTGCAAACCGATGAGGGATATGCAGACTATTCATGTGGATGGACACCACTAGGTGATGTAGATATTAACGAGCGTCAATTGACACTAAAGAAAATCAAATCTGATAAAGAACTTTGTAAAGAAGATTTCAGACAACTTTGGACGGCTGCCGAAATGGGTTTCAGCGCACACAATGACAACGGACTTCCAACAACTGAGCAAGGTTTCTTACTTACAGACATGGGTAACCGTTTAGCGCGTAAAATCGACCAAGACATTTGGAACGGTAACGGAGCGGCTGGTAATTTAGCTGGTTTCATTCCAGCACTTGCAGCAGATGCTACTGTAATAGATGTAACAGGAACGCCAGCAGCTATCACAGCGGCAAACGTAGAAGCTGAACTAGGTAAATTTATCGACGCTCACACGGATGCAGTATTACAAGCAGACGGACACATTTTCGGAGTTTCTACAAACGTAATCCGCGCAATAAAACGCCAATACGGTTCACAGGCTCGATCAAATGGAACGTTCTTAAACCCTAACGAGTTTGACTTTGAAGGTTACACTTTAACTGAAATCAAAGGTTTGCCAGCAAATCACATGGTAGGGTATAACCGTGAGAACCTTGTTTTAGGTATGAGCGCATTGAGCGATGCAAACGAAATTCGCATTAAAGATATGGATGACGTAGATTTTAGCGGACAAATAAGAACCAAAATTGTACTTTCGGCTGGTGTGCAATACGCATACGGAGCAGAGATTGTACTTTACCGACCTAACATAGCTTAATTATGGCTTGTAATATAGGAAAAGGACGACTTGAACCATGTAAAAATACGCTAGGAGGGCTGAAAAATGCCTTCTTTGCGAATTTTGCGGAGGCAGACGGAGCGTTCACGGTATTAGCGAAAGAAGTTACAGCAATAGATGTAGCATTGACAACCGTTTACAAGTGGGATTTACTTGCAGACGGTAACACTTTAGAAGAAGCGATGGTGGCAGACACCGCGACTGGCACTAGAGTAAACACGCAAACGCTTAACCTTGTAATTAAAAAACAAGATTTTGCAACTGCTGAGCAAATTGATTTAATTGCAGCGGGTAGACCTGTTGTAATTGTTCAAGATAGAAACGACAACTACAAAGTTTTAGGATTAAGCGAGGGAATGAACCTTACTTCTGGTAGTGCAGCTACTGGCGGTGCAAAGGCAGATTTTAACGGTTATAACTTAACGCTTGAAGCTATGGAGGGTAGTTATGCACCTTATTTAGATGCAGCAACGGTAACGGCATTACTTGCATTAGTTGATGCAACGCCTATTGACCCTAGCGCGTAAGTAGTAAGAAGTAGAATGAATTGAGCCGCTTGCATTTTGTAAGCGGCTTTTTTTATGGTTAAAAACAAAAAAGCGTTAAATTTCGTTTATAACATATGAAAGTATTTAATCCAGATAATAACCCCGACCACGTTTTGCAATTTATTGGGCGATACGATAGCGATTTAGTGGATTTTACTATTACCAACAATCAAAAAATAGTTCTAAACCTAACAGCGCAAGCCGTGACAATTACGGACGGTTACACTTTACTACCCCTTTTTTTTTACTTTACAGCCGAAACAGAATACACAGCTGAGGTAAAGGATAGCGAAACGCAAGAGGTGCTGCATCGATGCAAAATTTTTGCAACCTCACAAACGGATTTACAAAACTACAAGATTAACCCTAGTGTTATATACATATAATGAGCGACTACAACAAACAACTGCCTACCGTTATTCAATTAAATAACTACGTAAAGCCAATACTTCAAGAAGTAAAGAGTAAAGAGTGGGTTTTAAATGGTACAGACAATAGCTATTTTGACTATGTTAACGAACGCTTTATAGGTAGCCCTACAAACGCGGCTATTATAAGCACTTACAGGGCGTTAACTTTAGGTAAAGGTATAAGCGCAAGGAACGCAAGCAAAAAGCCTTTAGAATGGGTTAAATTGCTATCATTGCTAACTAAGCGCGACTTAAAGAAAGTAGTAGATGAGTACCTTTTGCAAGGTAACGCAGCGTTTCAAGTAATAGGCTCAAAAGGTGGTGAGCCAGCGCGCTTAAAGCATATACCAATAAAGACCCTAGCACCGAACAAAGCGAATGAGGACGGCGAGGTCGAGGGGTATTGGTATTGCACTAGCTGGAAAGATGCGCGTAAGGCAGAATTTATGCCCGAATTTATACCACGTTGGACGCCAGAAACAACTGACCCCGTTTCAATCCTGTACATAAATACAAGCGAAAGCGATATTAACTACTATTCACTACCTAACTACCAGAGCGGCTTGCAATATGCCGAAATGGAGGAGGAAATAAGTAATTACTACATAAACCACATAAAGAACGGGTTTAGTTTTGGTTATATCGTAAACATGAATAATGGCGTTCCAGATACTGAGGAGCAGCGTCAAGAAATTGAGCGTAGAATTAAGGCTCAACTTACAGGCAGTACCAACGCTGGTAAAATGGTAATTAGTTTTAACAACGGAAAGGAAGCAGAAATTACTATCGTGCCAATCGTAGAGAACGCTAGCCATAAGCAATGGGAAACCATTAACCAAGAAGCTGAAGAAAAACTTATGCGCGCTCATAGAGTAG